GGGACGGGTTCGTGATGGGGGAAGGTGCGGGCGTGGTGGTGCTTGAGGAATACGAGCATGCCAAGGCGCGCGGGGCGAAGATTTACGCGGAAGTGCTGGGCTATGGCCTTTCGGGGGATGCCTATCACATCACCGCGCCGTCGGAGGATGGCGATGGCGGGTTCCGGTCCATGTCGGCCGCGCTGAAGCGGGCGGGGATCACGCCCGCGCAGGTGGATTACATCAACGCGCATGGCACTTCGACCATGGCGGATACGATCGAGCTGGGTGCGGTGGAGCGGTTGATGGGGGATGCGGCGGCGAAGGCCACGATGTCCTCGACCAAATCCTCCATCGGGCATCTGCTGGGGGCGGCGGGCGCGGTGGAGGCGATCTTCTGCGTTCTGGCGATCCGCGATCAGGTGGCGCCGCCGACGATCAATCTGGACAATCCGGCTGTGCAGCCGAAGCTTGACCTTGCGCCGAACAGGGCGGTGAAGCGGAAGATCGATGTGGCGCTGTCCAATTCCTTCGGCTTTGGCGGGACGAATGCGAGCCTCGTGCTGGGCAAGGTGACCGGCTGATGTGGCGGTCCATCGCCTCGAATGCGCTGACGCTGTTCATCGTGCTGCTGGTGATGGCGGCGGGGCTGCTGGCCTGGGGGCGGGAGCAGTTCGCCGGGCCGGGGCCTTTGGAGCAGGCGATCTGTTTCCGGGTGGAGCGGGGGGATTCGCTTTCGGCGGTCAGCCGCGCGCTGGAGGAGCAGGGGGCGGTGAGTGACGCCCGCATCTTCCGGATCGGGGCGGAGTATTCGGGCAAGGCGGATGCATTGAAGTTCGGCTCTTACCTCGTGCTGCCGGGGCAGAGCATGGCGCAGGTCTTGGATGTGGTGACGGCGGGCGGGCAATCGACCTGCGGGCGCGAGGTGAACTTCCGGATTTCGGTGGCGAGTGCCGAGGTGGTGCTGCGCGAGCTTGACCCGGCGACGAACCGTTATGTGGAGGTCGTGAAGTTCGACCCGGCGGTGACGGCGGCGCCTGCGGAATATCTGGAGGTTGCGGAGGCGGATGACATCCGCTGGCGCGTGACGCTGGCCGAGGGGGTGACGAGCTGGCAGGTGGTGGATGCGCTGCGCCGGGCGGAGTTCATGACGGGCGAGATCGCCGAGGTGCCGCCCGAGGGGACGCTTGCGCCGGAGAGCTATGAGGTGGAGCGGGGTGCGGATCGCGCGGCGCTGCTGGCGGCGATGGCCGAGAAGCAGGCGGCGACGCTGGCCGAGCTTTGGGCCAGCCGGGCGGAGGGCCTGCCCTATGACACGCCGGAGGAGGCGTTGATCATGGCCTCGATCATCGAGAAGGAGACCAGCGTGCCGGAAGAGCGGCGGCGCGTGTCTTCCGTCTTCGTGAACCGCCTGCAGCAGGGGATGCGGCTGCAGACCGACCCGACAGTGATCTATGGCATCACGCGGGGCGAGGGGGTGCTGGGGCGCGGGCTGCGGCAGAGCGAGTTGCGGCGCGAGACGCCGTGGAACACCTATGTCATCGATGGCCTGCCGCCGACGCCGATCGCCAATCCGGGGCGGTTGTCGATCGAGGCGGCGTTGAACCCGGAGGACAGCGATTTCCTGTATTTCGTGGCGGATGGGACCGGGGGCCATGCCTTCGGACGGACGCTGGCCGAGCATAACGAGAATGTCGCGCGCTGGCGCGAGATCGAGCGTCAGCGCGGGCAGGAAGGCGAGGGCGGGGTTCAGGACTGATTGACGAAAGGTTAACGGGGCGTTCTCTAACCCATTGATCTGGCGTCTGAATTTCCTTGACTTTGGCGTGCGCCCCGGTCTATGACTTGGGGCATGATGGGACAGGTGGGCAAGCGGCACGGGGGTGACCCCGGGGCCGCTTTTCCTTTTCCGCCGTTCGGGATGACAGGGGGGCGGGCCGATTGATGCAGGGTGACGGGAAGGGGGGCGCCGATCCGCGGGGATTGGCGGCGCTGGATCATGCGCGGGTGGTGTTTGACCGGGCGGCGCAGGATCTGGGCGCGGCGCTGGTGCGGCTGCGGGATGGTGGCGGAGATGGGTCGGAGCGGGCGCTGCGCGCCGTGCGCGACCTTCAGGCGGCCTTGGCCGTGTTGCTGGACGAGAGGGTGAAAATTGACAGGCTTCGCAATGAAACGGCCGGAGTTGTGGGAGAGCGGGCTCTCGACCTCGATGCTGCGCGGGTTGAGATCGGGCGCCGTCTGGCTCGCCTCCGCGACGCCGGAGGCGGTGACTGAGTTCCTGTCGGGGTTGAGCGACGGGGCCTTTCTGGCGCTGCCGTGGCTGTTCGAGTTTTGGGCGCTGCCGCATCAGATCGCGCCGGATGGGGCGTGGCGGACATGGGTGATCATGGGCGGGCGCGGGGCGGGGAAGACGCGGGCCGGGGCGGAATGGGTGCGCGGGCAGGTGGAGGGCGCGGGGCCCGCCGATCCGGGCCGGGCGCGGCGCGTGGCGCTGGTGGGCGAGACGGTGGATCAGGTGCGCGAGGTGATGGTCTTCGGCGAGAGCGGGATATTGGCCTGCGCGCCGCCGGACCGGAGGCCGATCTGGGAGGCGGGGCGCAAGCGGTTGATCTGGCCGAATGGCGCGGTGGCGCAGGTGGTTTCGGCGCATGATCCCGAGAGCCTGCGGGGGCCGCAATTCGATGCGGCCTGGGCGGATGAGATGGCCAAATGGCCCAAGGCGCAGGAGACGTGGGACATGCTGCAATTCGCGCTGCGGCTGGGGCCGCTGCCGCAGGCGGTGGTGACGACGACGCCGCGGAATGTGGGGGTGTTGAAGGCGGTGCTGAAGCATCCGTCGACGGTGGTGAGCCATGCGCCGACGGGGGCGAACCGGGCCAATCTGGCGGCGTCTTTCCTTGCCGAGATGGAGGCGCGCTATGGCGGGACGCGGCGGGGGATGGAGGAGTTGGAGGGGCTGCTGGTCGAGGATGCCGAAGGGGCGCTGTGGTCGCGCGAGATGATCGCGGCGGCGGCGGGCGGATCGGCGGAAGGGCTGAGCCGCGTGGTGGTGGCGGTGGACCCGCCGGCCAGTTCCGGCGCGGGGGCGGATGAATGCGGGATCGTGGTCGTGGGGGCGCGGCTGGAGGGGCCGCCGCAGGATTGGCGGGCGGTCGTTCTGGAGGATGCCTCGGTGCAGGGGCTTGGCGCGGCGGGATGGGCGGCGCGGGCGGTGGAGGTGTTCCGGCGCCATGGGGCCGACCGGATGGTGGCTGAGGCGAATATGGGGGGCGAGCTTGTGGCGGCGGTGATCCGGCAGCAGGATGCGTTCCTTCCGCTGACGCTGGTGCATGCGAGCAAGGGCAAGGCCGTGCGGGCGGAGCCTGTGGCGGCGCTGTATGAGCAGGGGCGGGTTTCGCATCTGCCGGGGCTGGCGCGGCTGGAGGCGCAGATGGGGATGATGACGCGGGGCGGGTATGTCGGGCAGGGATCGCCCGACCGCGTCGATGCGCTGGTCTGGGCCTTGACCGAGTTGATGGTGGATCGCGCGGCGGCGTGGCGGCGGCCGCAGGTGCGGACGCTCTGATCTTTTCGCGGGTTTCGGGTGGTTTGGCGCGCGGGGGATGACCTTGTGCGGGTGAGGGGGCGTGGGATGGTGTTGCGGTTTCTGAGGAAGGCACCGGAGCCGGTGGTGGAGCGGAAGGCGAGTGCGGCGGGGCGTGTGGCCGTCTGGGGCATGGCGGGGCGCGCGGCATGGTCTGCGCGGGATCTGGGCAGCCTGACGCGGACGGGGTTCATGGCCAATCCCGTGGGGTTCCGCGCGGTGCGGGTGATCGCCGAAGCGGCGGCGGCCTTGCCCGTGGTCGTGCAGGATGCGGCGCGGCGCTATGAGGCGCATCCGATGGGGGTGCTGCTGGCGCGGCCCAATGCGGCGCAGGGGCGGGCGGAATTGCTGGAGGCAATCTACGGGCATCTGCTGCTGTCGGGGAACGCCTATGTGGAGGCGGTGCCGGGCGAGGGGGCCTTGCCTGCGGAATTGCACGTGCTGCGGTCGGACCGGATGGCCGTGGTGCCGGGGGCGGACGGGTGGCCGGTGGCCTTTGACTATACTGTAGGTGGGCGGGTGCATCGGTTCGCGATGGGGGGCGAGGTGCGGCCTGTTTGCCATATCCGCAGTTTCCATCCGCAGGATGATCATTACGGGTTCTCGCCCTTGCAGGCGGCGGCGGTGGCGATCGATGTGCATAACAGCGCAAGCGCGTGGTCGAAGGCGCTTTTGGACAATGCGGCGCGGCCTTCGGGGGCGATCGTCTATCGGGGGGCGGATGGGCAGTCGATGCTGACGCCGGATCAGTATGACCGTCTGGTGGGCGAGATGGAGGCGCATCACACGGGCGCGCGGAATGCGGGGCGGCCGATGCTGCTGGAAGGGGGGTTGGACTGGAAGCCGATGGGGTTTTCGCCCAGCGACATGGAGTTCCAGAAGACCAAGGAGGCGGCGGCGCGCGAGATCGCCACGGCTTTCGGGGTGCCTCCGATGCTGTTGGGGATACCGGGGGATGCGACCTATGCGAATTATGCCGAGGCGAACCGGGCCTTTTATCGGTTGACCGTGCTGCCCTTGGCCGCGCGGGTGATGGCGGCTTTGTCGGAGTGGCTCTCGGGGCATATGGGCGAGGTCGTGGAGATGCGGCCCGATCTGGACCTAATCCCCGCGCTGGCGGGAGAGCGGGATGCGGCTTGGGCGCGGGTGGCGGCGGCGGATTTCCTGACAGCGGCGGAGAAGCGGGCGGCCCTTGGCCTGCCCCCGTTGGTGGAATGAGGGGCGAGGGGGCGGGGTCGCGGTTCCTGTTCGACAGTTTCGATGCGGCGGCGGCGCGGATCGAGGTGGTGGAGCGGGTGAGCGAAGAGCGGTGGGCGGCGCTGGATTACCGGCTGGGCCATATCGAGGCGGCGCTGGAGCGGTTGGAGCGGCGGATCTGGGTGATGGTCTTCGGCGCGGCGGGGTTCCTGCTGGCGCAGGGGGCGGAGGCTTTGGTGGCGGCGGCTTTGGGGAGGTGAGGGGCATGTTGGAGCGGAAATTCGTGCCGTTGGGCGGCGCGCTGGCGGTGCAGGGGGCGGTGCTGGAGGGCCATGCCTCGCTGTTCGGGGTGGTGGACCGGGGCGGCGATGTGGTGTTGCCGGGGGCCTATGCGGCGTCGCTGGCGCGGATGGCGGCGGCGGGGGGGCGGGTGCGGATGCTGTGGCAGCATGACCCGGCGCAGCCCATCGGGGTGTGGGACGAGGTGCGCGAGGATGCACGTGGCCTGTGGGTGAAGGGGCGGCTGCTGACCGATCTGGAGAAGGGGCGGGAGGCGGCGGCACTGCTGGCGGCGGGGGCGCTGGACGGGTTGTCCATCGGCTATCGGACGGTGCGGGCGGAGCGTGGGCCGAAGGGGCGGCGGATGCTGGCCGAGGTTGAATTGTGGGAAGTGTCGCTGGTCACCTTTCCGATGTTGCCCGCGGCGCGGGTGGCGGTGAAAGGGGCGGCGGGGGAACTGGCGGCGGCGCTGCGGGCGGCGCGGGCCGGGTTGGCGGCGCGGTAGCGCCTTTCGGAGGGAAACGGATGGACTGGATGGAGACTGCCGGGGAGGCCCCCGGCGGGGCGGAGGCGGCTATGGAAGTGAAGGCGGCGCTGGTGGATTTCGTGAGCGAAGTCAGGGCCTTTCAGGGCGAGGTGAAAGTTTTGGTGAAGGAAGGGCAGGAGCGCGTGGCGATGCTGGAACGGAAGATGGGTGGCTATGGGCGCCCGCCCCTTGCGGCGGCGGCGGAGGTGGGGGTGCCCCATCGCAAGGCCTTTGCGGCCTATCTGCGGACGGGGGATGATGACGGGCTGCGGGGGATCGTGCCGGAGGGCAAGGCGATGACCACCGCCGTTGCGGCGGATGGCGGATATCTGGTCGATCCGCAGACGGCGGAGGCGGTGAAATCGGTGCTGGTGTCGACGGCCTCGATCCGCGCCATCGCGCAGGTCGTGCAGGTGGAGGCGGCGAGTTTCGACGTGCTGGTGGACCGGTCCGAGGTCGGGTCGGGCTGGGCCACGGAGACGGGAGCCGCGACCGAGACGGGGACGCCGGTGCTGGAGCGGGTGTCGATCCCGTTGCACGAGCTTTCGGCCATGCCGAAGGCGAGCCAGCGGTTGCTGGATGACAGCGCTTTCGACGTGGAAAGCTGGCTGGCGGGCAAGATCGCCACGCGGTTCCTACGGGCGGAGTCGGCGGCTTTCGTTTCCGGCGACGGGGTGGACAAGCCGAAGGGCTTTCTGACCGTGCCGAAGGTGGCGAATGCCTCCTGGACCTGGGGCAGCCTTGGCTATGTGCCGTCGGGGGCGGCGTCGGATTTCGCGGCCACGCATCCGGCGGATTGCATCATCAACCTCGTCTATGCGCTGGGGGCGGAGTATCGCGCCAATGCGTCCTTCGTGATGAATTCCAAGACGGCGGGCGCGGTGCGGAAGATGAAGGATGCGGATGGGCGCTTCCTGTGGTCGGACGGGCTGGCGGCGGGGGAACCGGCGCGGCTGATGGGCTATGCGGTGCTGATCTGCGAGGACATGCCGGATATCGCGGCGGGGGCGCATGCGATTGCCTTTGGCGATTTCCGCGCGGGCTACACCATCGCGGAGCGGCCCGACCTGCGCATCCTGCGCGATCCGTTCAGCGCCAAGCCGCATGTGCTGTTCTATGCGTCCAAGCGCGTGGGGGGCGATGTGACGGATTACGCGGCGATCAAGCTGTTGCGGTTTGCCGTGTCTTGAGCGGTGCGGGGTCGGGGTCGGGCGACCCCGGCCCCCTTTGGTTTTGCGGGGGTGCGGTGATGGTGCTGGAAGAGACGGGGGCGGTGCCGGGTGGGGCTTTGCCGGTGGCGGCGCTGGCCGACCATCTGCGGTTGGGAACGGCCTTTCAGGGCGATGCCTTGCAGGCGGGGCTGCTGGAGAGCCAGTTGCGCGCGGCCTTGGCGGTGATCGAGGGGCGGACGGCGAAGGCCCTGCTGGCACGGGGGTTCCGGCTGGGGCTGAACTGC